AAACTCGAGTCTGTAGTCATTTCGATATATAGCATAAAACCATATATCGAATACCTATCTATTAGGACAATTCTTACGTTCTTTCACTTCGTTATGACTTCGTTACATCCTCTCTCTCCGTGATTGTCCCACCCTTATTGATTTGGAATGCTATTAGAGTACCAACTTTGTCCTAAATAATCGAAATAGTTATTAGAAGATCCATTTGCCGCTTTCAGATTTGGACCATAATAAACAACGCTGTTTATTTCGAATACGGATAATGCATAGTCATAGTATCTCAGGTTTGAAATCGAACCCGCGAAACCGCCATTTCCAGCATACACAATCGGGTCGTAATTTTGTTTTGGTATAGCATCTCCAAATGACATTCGTTGAACAATGACACCATTTATGTAGCAATCCAATACTTTGCCTTGCATTCGAACTGCAACGTGAAACCATTTACCGATAGGAATATTTTCAATGACTTTCGTGAGAGGATTCAATTGTCCATTTTTGTCGGGCGAAACAATATCCATTATGTATGTCAATTTTAGTTGATTCCCGCAAGAATCTGCGGTTGTTCCTTTACTCAGATATAACCCGGGTCCATTGTTCACCCTGGATACTCCGGTTTCGCTACCAGATTCATTATAACTATCCGTTCCTTTTACAAATATAGGATGATAATTGGTGTCTGCTGGTAGATTATCTATTTTTAACCATAGTGCCCATGTGAATTCGACTCCACCCGTTCGATTATTTGACCTATAAACAACCGCCTTACTACTTGCAGGGTCCTGTGGAAAAATAGTATATCCACTACCGGGAAGCATACCATGTATGATATATGGACTCTTACTGGGTGTTGCTAAATAAGATACAAACGCGACGCCTATATTGAGAAGAATCATGAATACAATCAGAATAAGTATTATGAACACGAAACGAGCAATTGCACTATTGGAGTTTAGAAACTCTTTGCTGGCATTCATAACGCCTTGTGACGAAAAATCCGCAGTTGCATTGTTAGTTGCCTCTCTTACAGAATTTGCACGTTCTGATAAACTAGATGCTACTGCATTTGGGTCCGGTAAATTCTGTTTAATTGATTCTGTTGCATTCGCAATCGAATTTTTTGCATTGTTTAAAAAATCAGACATTACTCGTATATTTTAATGAACAGAGATTAGGGCATAGACTTTTACATTCTATCTACGAAACAATGCACAGCGCATATGGTCGTTTGAGACAGTTCCTGAGAGAGAAACGAGCGTCTTAATTGTCGCAGTCTGGACTCTAGAGGAGAGAGAATGTTCTGACGCCATTGCGAAGCGCAAGGTATCAGCATCCTCCCACAGGGAATACAGCGGTTATGCCTGGACATTAAAATAGCACAATTGAACGCTGTATTTCTTCTCCTTTGGATATACTCAAATTTAATCCGTATGGTATAAGTGTATTAAATAAATTACTGAGACCGTTTCCACTTAAGTAATTTTCCCATACGGTTTTTGCGTCGAGGGTTTTTTCTGTTCTGGTAAACTTTGTTATGTATCCATCTAAACTACTTCCGCCAATATAAAGATTGTTTCTATTCGACGCCGGTTTCGGGGATTGACCGCTTGGAACATTCACCGTTTTCGCCAGTTTACCATTTATATATGCTTCAAATGTTTGTAAGTTGTGTACGTTTATTACTAAATAAGTCCATTTTTGAATAGGGAATTCGGATGTGATTGTCATTATATTATTTGGTTTATCCGTTCCTGATCCCGCTTTCAATAGAAGGGTTTGACCATTAATATCGACTTCAAATATTGGATAAACATTATCATCGCTCGTTTTACGATGGTATATTTTTCTTTCTGTATTAGTAAGTTTCGTTATATATATCCAGCATTGGTAACTATACGTGTAGGTATTTGGGTTTTTTAATTTATTATACGGGATTTCTTTCGAATACGCTAAGTTTTGCAATCCAGAAGTCAATTCATTTTTCGTTACATAATAATAGAAATAGTAGAGTATAATAGCAATTACGACTACTAATATTGTTGCTAAATAATTCATTTTGTTCTGAAAACGTTTATATAGTTATTTCATATATTTCAGATTATCGAACGAAACAATATGGAACAATTTCGACTCTCAGGAATAGTCCAATAAATAATGATGGGTATATTTTATCATATGTAGTATCCATATTATGCCTACGGTCCATACTTATGGGTTAAACCCCCATAGGATGGCATCTGCACTGTAGAGAGGACGCTGATGCCATTGCGAAGCGCGCCCTATCAGACATTAACGTCTGGACATTAAAATAATTGCTGTTCAGCTCGCTTCTTTTTGTTCTTTGTGATTTCGGCAGTCAGGTGGTAATCAGAAGCGGACCTATTCTCTCCACTTCCCATCATAAAACTATTCCATACCTTCTGTGGATTAATACTTTCTGCTGGTCGTCTAAATCGAGTTATCTGTCCGTCAGTATACTTATTTCCGTAAGTAATATTTTCATCCGATTTTGCATTAATTGCTGTGTTATTTTTCACATTCTTTATTAATTTACCGTCCAAGTAGACGTCCATCGATAATCCATCTACATAAATTACCAACTGTGTCCATTTTTGGAAGGGAAAGTCGGAAATAGATGTCAGTGGGGTTAATCCGCTTAAATCCAATACACCAGATTCATTCACTCCTGCACTCTTTCCTGTAACATTTACGTATATATTCAGCGTGCTTCCTATTAGAGCGACAACTAAATCATTTCCTCTATTAAATAACACATTTGCGGAATATATAGGTGAGTTACCATTTATATACAACCAGCACTCGTAGTAATACCGTGAAGAACCGGGTAGATCAAGCGAATCAGCGGGTATTGATTCTCTACTGGATTTCATAAACAATGATTTCGATTTGCGTATTAAATAGTCTGGATTATAATATTTTGCCACCATGAAAATCGAAATGATTATTACTGCTACTAAAAATAAAATCAACACTGTGTTCATTGTATCTCTTAAATATAGAATATGGAAGCATTTTTATCTACGAAATACATTATCGTATGAGTGTCACTCGAGACGCTAATTATATGTAGGTGGATTTTTATACCGTTTTAAGTTGTATTCACCTGCAATTTTAAATGCGGTTAATGGCGTTTTATGGTAAACCACATTGCATATTGCACCGTGTAATCCTCCCCCTACGTTAGTATTATCGCCTTCTCCCACCTCAATAATATCACCTGTATTGTATTTCGGTATTTCACTCGAAGACAATGTTACGGTTTTCTCTAAATTGCCGTTTACAAATATATCAACGCTTGTTCCGTTATAAACGATGACTAATTGATTCCAAGATTGTGTAGGTATATTCAACGAAACACGGGGAGCATTTTCGCTAGGATATACGATAAATTTATCCGTATTATTCGCGTCTGTTGTGTCATTAAAATAGGATACTCTAGGATGTCCATGTTTTCTATTTGGAAACCCATATCTGAAAATGTCCGTCTCTTTTGAATAAGCTGCATTCGAAGTCGAATGTTGATTCACATAGAACCACATAGACAGGGAATAATTCTGCCGGATCAACGACAAGTCTTTGCCCGGATTGTTTTTATCATTGACGCCGATGAATAATTGGTCTGCACGTCCAATCGCCTGTGACCTACTCAAGAAAACGGGTTTATCTAGAAGAACGACACTATTTTTTGCCGACTTTACGAAACGTGGCATATAGAGATACGCCAATATGATTATCGTCTCAATTATGAATAATGCAATTACCATATTCGACGATGATTTCAATTCAATAAATAACGCTTCCAATACATCAATTAATAAACAAGGTATTAAAAAGATCAATCGCAGGAAAAATCCTATCCATCCTCTTACATTCACTATGGTTCGCACGAATATTCTGTACAATATTGCTAAACCAACTATGAACATTAATGCAAAAATGAAATTGATTAAGTACGATACATAAGAAACGGAAGTCGGATTCATAATTCGGTAAAACATATTTATCGATATAATCATAATAAATAGCATAATCCCGTAAAAGTACATTTTATTGATATTCATATCTTCATTAAATATCTTAGAAACGAGTAACATCCCAATAAAGATAGGAAAAAGTCCAAATACACAATACAAATAGAACTTATTTGTCAATGCTTCCTTATCATAATATGCAGTATAAAAAACCGCACACGTAATTGTAAGCATTGCTAATCCGATGGCAAATTTCTTTAATTCGGCGACGGAATTTGGGTCTTGTATCATTTCTAAAAAATATCCGATTATTGCATTTTTCGGTTTATCTGTGACTTGGGAAGACATAAATAATGCAATCTTATATATTATGCCTACAAAACGATGTTTCTCCTGTACTTCGCATCCATCGTCCAATTCCTACGTTACATCCTCTCTCCGGAATTGTCCCAAACGACCGTAATTTGATTGCGAAGAACACCGGACTGGGACAATTCCGGAGAGAGGGACGAACGTAGGAATTGGATGATAAATACGAAGTGCAGGAGAAACGACCGTAGGGTGTTTCGTAGGTAGAATCGCAGAGGAAGGTGTTCGAGGATTCGCCGAAGAAACTCTTCTAGAGTTTCGTAGGCAGAATGCGTTTAAACATATTACATCAAAATGGCGAATAACATTATAAAAATGTTATTCATCGACGCATTCGTATTTTATAATGAATTGGAATTATTAGAATATCGTTTGGAGACATTAAATCCATATGTAGATTGGTTTGTATTGGTAGAATCTACGTATACACACAACGGCGAACCGAAAATTCTCTATTTTGAAAGCAACAAGACACGATTTTCGAAATTCTTGCATAAATTAATACACGTAGTGGTTGACGATTTTCCGCACAAGACAATTGTTTCCGATGGTCGTCAATGGGAGAACGAAGCATTTCAACGCGAACAGGGTATTCCACGCGGATTGCAGCAAATCCCGGATATTAATGCAGATGATTATGTAATTTGTTCCGATTTAGATGAAATCATAAATCCATTGGTAATCGGTGATATTCGAACGGGGAATATAACCGGTGAGCGATACACGTTGGAGATGGATATGTATTACTATAATTTGACGAATTACTATGGAAAATGGCACGCTTGTAGTGTCATGAAAGTATGTAGTGCGATGGTAAATTCCGGTCGATGGAGCTGGTCGCCGCTAATACTTAATGGAGGGTGGCATTTAAGCTACTTTGGTGACCCGGCATTTATTCAGAATAAATTAATGCATTTTGGACATCAAGAATACAACAATGCAGAATTTACAAGTGTGGAGAATATTAAAAATGCTATAGCAAATGGTACTGACCTGTTTAAGAGACAAAATGTGGATATTCAGAAAATCCAAATATGCGATAATACGAATTTGCCTCCCCGAATGGACCTTTTAGTAAGATTCTGGGAATCGAAATAAGATTCTGGAAACCGTTATAGATTTTCCATCGCAGTTTTCTCACCGTGACAATCCCTACAAAGTGCAACTAAATTGTCTATATGGTTACTGCCTCCATGTTCAAGTCGGATTTTGTGATCGACTTCAAACCAAGCGGGTAGTTGTTTCTGGCAGTTGCCACATTTCCATCCTTGTTGTGCAGCAACATACTTCTTTTTTGTCTCACTAACAGACCGTTTTGTTGCCTTTACTTGGGGTTGGGGTTGAGTCATGCCGGAATTCGTTATTCGCGCTTCGGCATACGATTGTCTACCTCCTCCATTGGATAGGTTTAGTATTGGACGCGAATTATACGGTTCTCCGCCATACGAAGATACTCCGCCGTAAGAAGACGATCCACTATATTTTGAAGTGAAGTCCAGTATTGGGTTCAAAATACTCGACGCGTTTTTATCCACCGGCATATATTTCAAATACTCGTTCGATGTAAACACTAAATCGCGTGCTCGTTCCGGATTCTTTTTGAATAGCACATATATTGCAATAGCAGCAAAAGCGACTCCCGCCATCTGATAATATTTCTTGTATCTCGTTAGACTCTTTACTATTTTCCCTTCTGTATAAATATTTGCCATAATTACTACCGCAATTAAAAACAATACAATTTCTATACGCATATCAAGTTATATAATAAGGAGATTGTTTTAGGATATTTTTCCAATGGGTCATTCGAATAAGCGCTTTCTGTGAAAATTCCGGATGCATCTTCTTGGCATAATTTGTCAATAAAAAACCATCATCCATATGTCTCAGTACACGATTCTCAAACAATTCAACTGCATTTTCATATGAATTCTCAATCGTCTGCCGATTCTTCTCGAAATGGTATATGACTGAGCGGTCGAAATCGTACGCATCTAGTAAATCCGCTTCTCGTACTACATTAAATGCGGTCTGGTATTCCCCCATATTTGGCATACCGTATTTCGTCACTTTCGAATAAGACATGTGTTCAATAATACGAACCGTCGCGTCAATTTGGTCGGTAGGCATCATAGGCAATAATAAATTGCGAATTTCCACCACACCCTCAGATTCTACTCGGTACTTTTTATCGCAAGTATCATGTAGAATTGCTGCCGCATGAATAATCGGTTTCTGTTTTTCTAGTAAACACGGTGTCTCCATAAATGCCATTTCCTGGTTCGCAATCTGTTCCGCAAAATGGAGGACACGCATACTATGCCCTAAACTATGAGATTCGTCAATATTATATTTGGATGACACCGCAACTACGAACTGGAATAATTTACTTAGGTTTACAATCATTATTGCAGGTAAGTACTAAATAAATGATAACCCACCTATCTTCTATATGTTTAGAATAAATATATAGAATATATGCATCGATATCCAGTTCGTTACGTACCATCACAGTTAACCAGAAAAGACCGTAGTAGGCAACTGCGTGAATTAGCAAAATCGCGAAACGCATATAAACACGGCAAATATTATACGCGACGACCTCTCGCCTCTTTCCGCCACCAAAAATCCAGACACATTTTACGAGCAGAGAAGATGTATAATGTGAAAAATATACTGCCGAGTATGGAGTTAGCGAAGAAAACGCATTGTACTCTGGATTCTCTAAAACAAATTGTGAAGAAGGGCGAGGGTGCTTACTATTCTTCCGGTTCTAGACCGAATCAAACCGCACAGTCTTGGGGAATTGCGCGTTTAGCGAGTGCGATTACTGGTGGAAAAACGTCCGCGGTAGATTATCATATATTGGAGAACGGATGCAATCACAAAACGTCGAAAGCGTTTCGATTAGCAAAACCGCCAAGTTATGGAAGAAGACATACGAGAAGACTATAACACCGAATTGGGACAATCCGGTTTCAAAAATAGAGAATATATAGAATCAAAAACAACAAAAGCAGAATGGTTGAATACACATAGACCGTATTTTTTTTGATAGATGTTTCGCCATATAATTCCAATTTTTGCGGTATATATGCATTGTTATACTTCTCAATCGCTTCTTCCAATTCTAATTCCGGATTGCCTATTATACGATTTACTTTATTATGTATGAATACGGTCCATCGTATAAACGATTCCCGTTTGTCTAAATAAGGTGTCACTGGATATTTATCGAGAAGACGACTGAACTGGTTACCCATTTCCGTGTTTGGAATAAATATAGGCAAATTCTGAATAAAATCGTAGTATTTCCGGCGCGTCACTTCATTCGCCCTATCCGGATAATTCATTGCAATTGTATGTAGGAAGAACCAGAAGGTTGGTCCCCATATATGAGAATCGTAACTTCTCCGTTTTTCAATAAGACGCGGCGGTCCTGTATTCATATTTGCAGTGTATCTATATAAACAGACCCCGCTAAATAAACCAGTATTCTTACTAAATGAATTCCTATTGCAATAATTGTGGGAAAAATGGGCATATGTTCAATCAATGTAAATTACCTATAACGAGTTATGGCGTTATTGCTTTTCGGGAAAACCCGTTTAATGGTAACGCACTCGAATATCTGATGATACGTCGCAAAGATACTCTGGGATTTGTCGATTTTATGCGCGGGAAATATTCCATATACAACAAGGATTACATACTGAACATGATTAAACAGATGACAAATAAAGAGAAGGCGAACCTCGTTACTCTTCCATTTAGCAAATTATGGGAAGATTTATGGAGTATTCCTGAACAAGAATCGAATAATAAAATCGAGAGGACGGATTCGTGTGATTCGATTTATTCCCGTTTATCTGCCTCTCGAAACGCTGACACATATAAAACGGAAGAACAGAATTCCAAAAACAAATTCGAGTCTTTAAAGGTAGGTGTTTATACGAAAACGGAAAATTACAATTTAGAAGAATTGGTGAATATGACGGAACATAAATGGACGGAGGCGGAATGGGGGTTTCCAAAAGGCAGACGAAATTACCAAGAACGTGATTATGATTGTGCGGTACGCGAGTTTTGTGAAGAAACTGGATATTCTGTCGATAATATGATTGCAATCAAAAACATACAACCTCTCGAAGAAATATTTACGGGGTCAAATTACAAGTCCTATAAACACAAATACTATTTGATGTATATGAGGTATGAAGACACACTGTCCTCTCGAGGTATACAATACTGTGAAGTCAGTAAATCGAGATGGATGACATTTGATAATTGCCGCGCATCGATACGGTCGTATAATATAGAGAAGTTGCGATTGTTGTGCGACGTAAATAAAATGCTGTCTGAGAACTGTTTATCTAGGATGTTTAGTTGATTGGTAACCTCTGCAGATACTAATTTTGGACAATTCCGGAGAGAGGATGTAACAAAGGAATTGTCCCAAACGCGAAAGAGAAGTATGAGAGTATTGTATAAGATTATTACAACAATTTATACAATATGATAGAGAAACATACATATAATATAAACCCTGAGAGAGGAATGAACGAAGGAATTGGGACAAATATTCAACCTGCGAATCTCAAAGGAGGATCTCGAAAGAAACGTGCCAATAATAGAAAAAGAAACACACCGAAGAAAAATCAGCAAATGCAGGAAGAATCACATAGCATCGAAAATAGTATCATTGCAAAAGTATTGAGAGGTGAATACCCTACCGACGAAGAATTTTATAAATATATTAAAGAACTCGGATTCCAAAATGGAAATATACCGGAACCAGACGAGTTGCCAATATCACTGCCTCGTTATGTAGGAAGTGGAAAGAAAGATCGTTGCCCGATAGGAACACGTCGTAATAAAGATGGAGAATGCGTCCCAATTACAGAAAATGATGCGGCAGTTTCAGAAGGAAAGAAACGGTGCCCGAAAGGTCAACATCGCAATAAAGAAGGGGTATGTGTTCCGAAGAAGAATCGATCAGATGACGAAGATCTGCGACAAACAGAAGAACCAGAACCAGAACCAGAAGATCTGCGACAAACAGAAGAACTAGAACCAGAAGATCTGCGACAAACGGATGAACCCGTTTTAGAAGAACCCATTTTAGAAGAAATCAGTGAGAAGAAGAAACGGTGCCCGAAAGGTCAGCATCGCAATAAAGAAGGAATATGTGTTCCGAAGAAGAATAAATCAGATGCGCAACAAGAATCAGAAGAAGTTGTGCAACAAACGGAAGAACCAGAAGATGTACAACAAACGGATGAACCCATTTTAGAAGAAACCGGCGAGAAGAAGAAACGGTGCCCGAAAGGACAACATCGCAATAAAGAAGGGATATGTGTTCCTATAAACAACCCTACAGAAATTCCCGCCCCCACCACAATCGCAGAAAAAAATACGATGAATAAATTCTTAGAGAAAAAGGAAAAGGACGAAAGTGAGAATATATTGAAAAACCACGACTATCTCTATCCAGAATTAAACGACCCAGAATTCAACATAAAAATCGCAATCAAGAAGGAATTCCGAGACGCACAATATGACGGTAAGATTCGTGATATCGAGAAGCAAGCAACACTGCTATGTAAAGCGAAATTCGAATTGAGTCCACATCAAGTATTTGTGAAGAATTTTCTGTCCTCTGATACTCCTTATAAGGGACTGCTTCTCTATCACGGACTAGGAACTGGTAAAACGTGTTCCGCGATTGGTGTTGCAGAAGAAATGCGGCAATATATGAAGCGTACTGGATTAAAACAGCAAATCATCGTTGTTGCGTCTCCAAACGTACAAGGCAATTTTAGACAACAGTTGTTCGATGAGCGAAAATTAACAAAGGTAACAAATGCAGCAAATCCGAATGAATTCACTTGGAACATTGAATCGTGTGTTGGAAATTCACTTCTCCATGAAATCAATCCAAACAGTATTCGAAACCTGACACGCGAGAGGTTGATAAGCAATATCAATTCATTAATAAATGAGAACTATGCATTTATGGGATACATACAGTTTGCAAATGTGGCGAGAGCGAATACGTTATTAGGTTCCAACCAAGATAGACAAAATACGAGAGAGCAAGAAGAGCGAAATATTCGCCGTTTCTTTGACGGGCGTCTAATAATCATCGACGAGGTGCATAATATACGATTGGCAGATGATAGTAATCGCAAAGAGATGCAACAAGTTGCAGCGGTATTAATGAATATAGTAAAATATGCGAGAGGATTGCGTCTTCTTCTCCTCTCTGCTACTCCTATGTTCAACTCGTATAAAGAAATCATATGGATTACGAATCTATTGAATGCGAACGACGGCAGGTCGCAAATACAAACGAGCGATGTATTCCAGGCGGATGGGTCCTTTAAACCACACGGAGAGGACCTTCTCCGCCGTAAATTGACCGGTTACGTTTCCTATGTACGCGGCGAAAACCCATATACATTCCCATATCGTCTATATCCGAACGTATTTTCACCCGAAAATGCACTCTCCTCGTTTTCCTATCCACGTATACAGATGAATGGCATTGAAATTGATTCGCCGATCAAAAATATTAATGTCTATGTAAATCGAACGGAGAAGACAACATACCAGATGCAAGTGTACTTGTCGATTATTGATTATATGCGACGAAAAACGCACGGATTCTATACAAACGCGGGTATTTATAGAGAGATGCCGAGTTTCGAAAATATGGAAGCATTCGGATATACTCTTTTGCAACGTCCTCTCGAAGCATTGAACATTGTCTATCCAAATATGGAGATTTCGCGTATGTTGTCCGAGAATGATTACGGTTCTCGTGCGCGTTTCTACACGGACGACCTGTTTCAAAATGCGGTAGGCGGTACTGGACTATCCAATGTAATGAATTTTTCATCAATGGAGAACGACGAACCTCTCAAACACGAATACGAATACAAAGAAAATATATTGAAGAAGCACGGCAGAATATTCTCTCCCGGTGAATTGGCGAAGTATTCGGTTAAAATGTCGGAAATATGTAATGCGGTTAAGAGAAGCGAAGGTATCGTATTGATATATTCGCAATACATTGACGGGGGTGTTGTCCCAATGGCACTTGCTTTAGAAGAGATGGGTTTGTCCAGATATTCAACCGCCTATTCTGGTAGACATCGACACTTATTTAAACGCGCGCCAACCTCTCCAATCGACGCGATTCAAATGTTGCCGAGAAGTGAATTAGAAGAAGGATATAAATTCCAACCTGCCCAATACATCATGATTACGGGCGACAGAGGATTATCACCGTCAAATACCGAAGACGTGAAATATGCTACTGGCATAGATAATATGGACGGGTCAAAAGTCAAGGTGATTATTATTTCCAAAGCTGGTTCGGAAGGACTCGACTTCAAAGTGATACGGCAAATCCATATACTTGAACCGTGGTTTAATATGAATCGGGTTGAACAGATTATTGGGAGAGGAGTGCGTAATCTAAGTCATTGTGCGTTGCCATTTAAAAAACGCAATGTGGAAATCTATTTGCATTCGACCTTTATTGAAGGTACAGAAGAAGAAGCGGCGGATTTGTATTTATATCGATTAGCGGAGAAGAAAGCAACACAAATTGGAAAAGTCACTCGTCTTCTCAAAGAAAGTGCAGTCGATTGCATATTAAACATAGAACAAACCAACTTTACTACGGAAAAACTATCCGCATTAGTTGCAAATCAAAATATTCGGTTGGAATTATCATCTAAAGACGCAGGAGAAATACGAGAGGTCGATTTCCGCATTGGCGATTTATCTGGGTCCGAAATATGCGATTATATGTCTTGCGAATATCAATGTCGACCGAAGATGCCCGAAGGCGAAACCGACGCAGAGAATGTGCAAAGTTATAGCGAACGTAATTTGACCAGTAATATCTATTATATTATAAGTCGAATCCGCGAACTTTTTAGAGATGAGCACGTATATACACTCGACCAAATCAGTACAGCAATCAATGCGGTGCGCATATATCCTATATCGCAAATCTACTACGTCCTCTCGAAGTTCGTGGATAATCGCAATATGGTATTGTTTGATAAATACGGGCGATTCGGAAATCTGATAAACCGCGACAAGTATTACGTTTTCCAACCGATAGAAATAACGGATGAGCGTTCATCTATACGCGAACGGTCTGTGCCGGTTGAGTATAAACGTAGCAGTGTCATACTTGAATTGCCGGATAGAGTGACCGACCGCACATCCAAGAAAAAAGTCGCACGAAAACCGCGAGAAGAAGAAAACGACGGCGACGACGGAGTGACGTCGACATCTTATAGTGATACGATACACCAAATACGCGAACAGATTGAAGTTGTAGGAAAACCGCATGTTATTAAATCGACGGAGATGAACTGGTATAAAAACGCGAGCAAGGTAGTAGACCATCTTCATACTGTTTACGGGTTCGACGAAAAAACCATCATTCAGTACGTTATATATCATTATATCGACTCTGCGGAATACGATGTTAAACGCGCACTGTTCGAAAATACGGTCAACAACACTCGATTCAAAATAGATGAAGAAATCGAACGAAACGTCGCATCCTACTTTCGCAATTCGATTATGCTATCTGACAACGGAGATAAAGAAGGAATCTGTATTGCGAATCGAGAGGTCATACAATTAATTGTCCGTGAAAAAGGTGAAACGACTTGGAAAGACGGCGACAAATATGATATGTCCGATTTCAAAACCGATTATTCCGAGAAATACTTAGTAGACAAAAAGCAACTAAACGATATTGTGGGATATATGATTCAGTTCAAAGACCAAGATATGTCGTTCTACTACAAAGATATTTACCTGACGCGTAACCGTAAAGGCAGACGATGCGATAGGTCTGGCGGAAAAGCACCGATTATCGATATGTTAAATCGGGTAATGCGGCAAAAAATATATACGGAAGAAAATACGAGCACCAGTATGTACTCGGGGTCTTTATGCGTCATACTCGAAATGCTTTTGCGTAAATTCCACGGAGAGGAACACGGCGGGAATATATATTATTTAACACCAGAACAAGCAATTGAAAGCAAGATAACCGAATACTCCGCCAAAAATTGAACATTCCATATATCAATAGATCTCTTCAAAATAATATAAAATCTGCAGAATAGTATATTATTAATTCAACTAAAATGGCAACTACTCAAAAGAATTACAACAAGAACGCACAACCACAGAGGAATGAATATAGTGTTTATGCTCGTAATATGATATCTACGAAAGTCCATTTGAAGATGAGTGAAGTGGGCGATGGTACGAAACAGAACCTCGAGAAGAAGATTGTGCATAGGACAGAAGGCAAGTGTATTCCGGAGGGGTTTGTTCGTCCCGATTCGGTGAAGATCATATCGTATTCTTCCGGCGTAGTCAAAATGAATCTGATTGAATTCCAAGTCGTATTCGAATGTCTGATATGTAACCCAGTGGAGGGGCAGACGGTAGAATGCACGACAAAATCGATAACGAAAGCGGGTATTCATGCAGAGGTGACTACGGATGGTAAGTTTATACCTATGAAAATATTCTTAGCACGTGACCATAACTACTCGAATCGCGTGTTTGGAAATATAAAAGAGAACGACATACTCAATGTGCGAATTATAGGCAAACGATTCGAGCTGAATGACCCGTACATTGTAGCAATTGCATCCTTAGTGGAAAGCAAAAAAGACCGGGTTGCGCCTAGAAAAACGCCTACAAATGTTTCTAAACCGCGAATAACGCTATTGGACAAGGAGGAAGAACCAGAAGATATGGAAGACATTGTAGAAGAAATAGAGGAAACTTCGGATAAAGAAGGAGAGCAACCAGCTGAAATCAGCATACCTACAATGGCACCATCCTCCTCATTAGAAGAAGGAGAGATTGAAGAATAAAAACAACATAAATATTATATATTAATTATCAATATTAGGAATGAATTCATTTGACACATTTACTTTGGAATCACTGCGAACGAAGATTGAAAATATGCCCAAAGACCGGCACATTCAATGTCTAAATATATTAGCAAAATATCCGTCTGTAATAATAAACGAACCGAAATACGGCAATGTAAATATTAATCTCTCGTGCGTCCCGAAAGAGGCGATCGAAGATATATTAAAATTCGTTTTTTATGTGGAAAATCAAGAGACTGCGTTGATGATGGCAGAAGAACAAAAGAAAATATACCAAGAGGAGTTTTTTAATTCCGAATCCGAATCGAATCAACTTAGTTCAAACGCGTAAAGGGGGATAATATTATTTCACAAAACGTATAAAGACCATATTGCAATATATACTAAATAACCAAAATTTTTAGTATATTTTTCACCAATGAGTAATGCATACTTAAATCAAGTTTTATTTGGATATTCGAAAGACCAAGTAAATGCGGAATATATTTGCAGTTTATTGCCTCAGATGTTGACGGATACCAGAGTGCGTATGTGTAGTAGTGTCATTAATGAACTGGCAGATAAAGAGGAACTAGCAGATAAGGAACCGTCAAATCATCCCACACCTCATTTGCAAGAACCGGACAGCAACAATATTGCTGTGTCGGCGTTTCAGAGGAGAAAGCGAGTACAGAATTCATTGTTCTGGGCGATATATGACATTGAAAATCCGGCAAACGAGTTAAAAACGAGGGCAAATCTAGAAATCGAACACCGTATAAATGTCGTGTCGGAACTAAAAAAGACACCGAAGAGATTGAAAGAAACGAATTCAAAACTAACGATTGACCAGACACAGGCACTTCTCGGTTCGATGTTAGTAGCAAAAGAAGATAAACTCGATTTCTGTATAGCATATGCGGTTTACTACAACAAATCAATTCTGGTTGTTTACGATAAAACCTATAGAGTATTTTCACCTACTGTCGAAACGGATATAACCGACCCAGAAAATGTGATTCTCTTGTATTGTCAAAAACCGGACAAGATGGTGGTATATGAATCCGAGAAAAATCTCTCGTCTTCTCTACTAAACAGTATAATAGAGACAAAAGTAATGGGACCTTTAAAAGCAATGTCGAACTATAAGACACCTGAATTGGCGGAAATCGCATCCAAGTTTCATATCGAAATTCATAGTAGCGAACCTTCGAATGGTGGAAAACCGGCGAAAATGAAAGCAAGAAAGAAGGAAGATATTTACAATGATATTCGAGTAGCGATGCATATTGATATGAACTTTATTCCCGAACAGGCATGGAACAGTCAACAAAATTGAACACTGTAATATGCTAAGCATAATCATAAAATAATATGAAAGAATACTATATACTTCACATTATTACCAAAGAAATAAAATGAAAAAGATTGCAGAATATAATGCCAAGGTCGCTGCAATGAATGCACCGCAAAAGAACCCTTCGCGTGAAAATATTATGAAGCAGAAACCGCTATATTGTACTTCCGAAAACCCGGGAGAAGCGAGTGTGCCTTCTACCACGCAATCGGTACAGGACGAAGGACACGGCGAAATGAAAAACGACCCGAAAGAAGGCATGAATCGTATTTTCGAGCATTATTTAGCGAGTAACCCGTCTATTTCGGTAACGAGAAAGAAACCCGAACTCGAAATACGATTTCAAGGCATCGGAGGAGCTCCTCTCACTAAGATCGAGTACGATTCGGTTATTCAGCATTTGTACGCAGCAGGGTTCACTACTTCCAATCAAAACGGTATTCATATACTGAGAGTCATTCCGGAGTATGTGGACGAGAGGACAGGAATGACGAAATTGTCGAATATTCGTGCTGAGATTACCGGAGTCGATTTGATCCAGGAGTATTGCAAGTCCAATAGTATACAACATCTGCTGAATTTGCCGTCGACGCTATCCGCAAAATCGAACAAAATCGTCTTCTCGCAAAAAACCCAGATTCCAATCAATTCTGCTGATGCGAAAGGACCGAAGTTCCGACCGGTCGATAACGATGATTTCCGGTTTCGCATAGGGTACCAGTATGAGAATGAATTCGGTCCAAATGGCGAGTTAGTAAGAAATATGATTGAGACGAAGCGATGGTCCGATTCGAAAAAGGTATTCCGCCATTTGAACCGCGTACGTTTCTCTCATCCGGACTTGCCGCTATTTGCGGATGTGACCGTTCTGCGTACATCTGCGAAAACTGGCGGAAGAAAGCAAGTTATGATACCGCAATATACTATTCAAGAAGCAAAAGTATTTCAAGAACCGGAGTCGTATGAAGTTGAATTGGAGATTGATAACTCGAGGGTAGGTGTCGGTATGATGTACAATGAGGTGAGTAAATTGTTAGATGATGTCCGCAAAGGTATCCGAACCGTACTAAGCGCTATTCAAGGCACGAACTATCCGATTGGCGAACGCGAAATGAAAAATACGATACACTGTTACCAGCGATTAATACACGGGGATAAATACGACCCTGCTACGAATCCCCCGAGCAGTTTTATAGGTCCATCTTCTCGTACATTGCAAATCGAAAATATTGTGGAGAGCGAAGAAATGGGAATTCGTCCACAGACGCCGAATCTCCGCTATGGTTACACTGTTACGGATAAAGCGGACGGAGAACGCAAGATGCTGATTATCGACGAATCCGGCAAAATCTACTTTATCGATATGAATATGCGTGTGCAGTTTACAGGCACAATTACGGCAGAAAAGAAGTTGTATTTCTCTTTGTTCGACGGAGAACATATTAAATATGATAATACCGGCAAATTCATCAATCTATTTGCAGTGTTTGATGTGTATTACATAAATAAACGGTCTACTCGCGAATTCCCGTTTATAAATATGCCGGACGAATTCAAGAACCCGTCTTCTTCTTCCGAAGAAGAAGAGAATACCAAGAAAAAGAAATCAACGACGCGATGGAGAATCATGTCCGAAGCGGTCGAAATGTTGAAACCATTCTCTGTAATGGACAAGAATCGTCCAAAGAAGACAGATACGGGCGTACCAGAACCATCTAAATTCAATCCG